AAAAATTTAGCTAGTGCCAGGGTATACTAATGCGTGTAAAAAAATTTTAGCAAATTTTGAACTTTTTTTTCAAAAGACGTGCGGCCCCCCTATTTAAGTGGGGGAGGAAGCATCGCGTGAGAGTGAGAGTGTATATAGGATGCCCATGTGATCCTCCCCCGTACAGGAGACGTGACACATTGCGTGCCACACCAACATTATATCCTAACGCCTCTTGCATTGCAACCTTTATTATTGTATAATCCACATATGGCCGAAGATAACACAGATGCACTTAAACCGCTAACCGGCAAACAAGAACTTTTCTGTCAAGAATTCATTAAAGATCTTAATGCTGTACAAGCGGCGGTTCGGGCGGGATATCTACCTCAGCATGCAAAAAAGAATGCTTATACTTTTTTGAGGCATGCGGGCATATCAGCGCGAATATCTGAACTAAAGGCCGACTCAATGAAACGTACGAAGATTGAGGCGGATGACATACTGCGCAGACTTATACGTATCGCTGAAAGAACAGAACAAGAGGGCGATTATAATGCTGCCATCCGTTCCCTTGAGCTCCTTGGTAAACACCAGGCTCTATGGACTGATAAAAACATCACGGAGATTACAAATGCATTTGCTACTGGAAACAGTGACGAGGATATCCAACGTGATGTGGAGCGCTTACAAAAAATAGCCGCACCAAAACTAAAAATAGTCAAAGGAAAATAACAATGGCCAAAAACAAAACAGTTACTTACAATTATAAAACTGGAGAAAAAATCCAGGATAAAAAAGTTGGTAACAAAAAAACAGTTTCAAAAGTAACATACGGCAAAAAAGCTGGACCAAAAGGTTTTCAACGTAAAGCAAAAATAGTTGACAAAAAAACCCCAGGAGGTGGAAGATCAACTGCAGTTTATGCATCAGACAGAACACTAAAAAGCATAGGACCAGATGATGCAGCAGGTAAAGATGTTCGAGAGAATATAAAAGCTGAAAAAGCAGCTGCAGACTCTGTTACTATTGGTAAGAAAACTTACAAAACAAAAAACAAAAAAGCAAATCCAAATCTTAGAAAAAGATATAATTTTTAAGGAGCAAACATATGACAGATTCAGCAATGAGCAAAATGCAAAAAGGCAAACAGCCTATGCTAACTAAAAAACAAAAAACTTTACCAGAAGCCTTAAAGAAAAAGATAATCGAATCTAAAAAATCTGGCGCTGGTTATTCAGGCAGTTATAGTTAACATGTCAGGCCCTAAAGTAAAAAAGAAATTAAAAACTAAAAGTAAGAGGTTTCCGCCGAGTGGTCCACCTCAAAAACTTAAAATGCTACCACCAAGTGGTCCGCCTAAAAAGTCGGGTGCAGGTTATTCTGGTAGCTATAGTTAATTTTATTTGGCTAAACAAAAACCCCCTCCCCCTAAAGAAGACCCGCCCAATGCTCTAGATGAGTTTTGGGAACACTTGGGGTGTGATCCTAAGACGGGCAAACCATACAAAAGGAGAGAAGATGAAGGGTAAATTACTACAACCAAATTTAGATTTATACGATCCATCAAAGCCGATACCGGATTTGTGGAAGCACCTGGCTTTATGGGGGCACCATGCATATGTCATTGTCGAAGGAAGATAGAGACGCAGCAACCAGGCTAGCCATCATAACTGCGCGGGACGATTTACTTGCGTTTATTATGTTGATGAACCCAAGCTTTAGTGTGGGCCCGCATCACCGTGTATTGTGTGATGAGTTAATGAAATTAGAAAAGAATGAGATTGATCGTCTCATGATTTTTATTTCACCTCGTGCATCTAAATCTTTAATTACTTCTACATATTTTCCAGCATGGGCTTTAGGACGTAATCCATACTGGCAAGAGATTGCTGTGTCTCACAGTGATGATCTTGCAACTCGTTTCGGTAGATCTATTCGTGATATCATAACTTCAACTGCATATCAAACGATCTTTCCTAAAATAAATATTCGTAAAGATAACCGCTCGGCAAACAGTTGGGCATTAGAACATAACAAGAATCAAGCTGGCTCGTTTCTCGCAGCCGGTTCTGGATCTGGTATTGCAGGTTTTGGTGCCCATCTAGCTATAATTGATGACCCTATATCCGAGCAAGATGCTTATTCAAAGACTCGAAGAGAACATTTGAATAACTGGTACGCTTCAGGACTACGTACAAGGCTTATGCCTGGTGGTAAAATCGTGCTAGTGATGACCAGATGGCATGAAAATGACTTAGCTGGTCATCTTTTAAAGGCAGAAGATAGCGGAGTTATGGCAGATAAGTGGTCTGTTGTTAGTATTCCTGCCCTAAATACCACAGATTCTGGTAAAAAACTTACAAAAGGTAGGACAGATCTTATAAATCAGGGCTATTTAACAGAAGAATACCCTAAAATTAAACGTGGTGAGTCCTTTTGGCCTGCATCTGACCAGAAAGATGGGTTCTGCTGGACTACTGAAGAGCTTATTCGTACTAAAAACAACACACCTGCTTTTAAATTTGATGCATTATACATGCAAGCACCTACAAATGAGGAAGGTGGCATCATTAAAGACAAATGGTGGCAAGATTGGGACAAACCTAGCCCACCTGAGTGTGAATATATCATACAATCTTGGGATACTGCGTTCTCTACCCGTACTACAGCCGATTATTCTGCAGTAACTACGTGGGGAATCTTTAATTCTGGCTTTGATATGCCTAATGTAGTGTTATTAGGGGCAGAAAGAGGGCGTTGGGACTTCCCAACCCTACGTGAAAAGGTAGTTAGTAAGTTTGATCAACATGATCCTGATACAGTATTGATTGAGAAGAAAGCATCTGGACAATCTTTGATTCAAGACTTACGTATGACTGGTATTCCTATACAAGATTACCAACCTGATAGAGATAAAGTAGCTAGAACTTATGCTATTACTTCATTGTTCCACAACGGTAGAATTTATGCCCCCTTTAACAAGGCATGGGCTAAAGAAGTAATGGACGAAGCAAGAACCTTCCCATCAGGGGCGCACGATGACTATATGGATACTTTAACACAAGCATTATTATGGATTCGTAACGGTGGATACGTTACACACAAAGACGATACGTGGCTTGACAAAGCGGAAGAAAGTATTTATAATAGAAACCGTAGAGCATTTTATTAATAGGGAGACTTAAAGGAAACAAAATGGCAATCGAAAAAGTTATTACTCCAGATTTGGATACACCTACAGTTGAAATACCAACTGACGAAGATATACAACTAGATGAAGCAGGCAATGCAGAAGTAACACTGCAAGATGATCAAGCTATGGCTGAGGCAGAAGCAATGGGTCTTATGGATGACATGATGATGCCTATGGCAACTGAACATGATGCAAACTTAGTTGAGTTTATGGACGAGCAAGATATTACAGAACTTGCTAATGAATTATATGAAGGATATCAAACAGATAAAGAAGCTCGTGGTGAATATGATGAGATTGCAGAAGATGGTGTTAATTTATTAGGATTATCTTATGATGATTCTAGTCAACCTTTTCCTGGAGCATGCGGATCTACACATCCAGTTCTTGCACAATCGGTAGTTAAGTTCCAAGCAAAAGCTTTTAAAGAATTATTTCCAACAGAAGGTCCAGTTCGTACTCGTATTATGGGTGTACAGACTGATCAAAAAATGCAACAAGCTAATCGTGTTAGAGATTTCATGAATTGGCAAACACAAATTCAAATGCCAGAGTATGGTCCTGAGTTAGATCGTTTATTATTTCACACAGCTCTATATGGTTCAGCATTTAAAAAAACTTATTGGGACGCAACTTTAAATAGACCACGCACTGAATATATTAAAGCACAAGATTTTTATGTAGACTACTATGCATCTAATTTAGAAACAGCAGAACGTTTTACACATAGATATACTTTATCTTCAAATCAAATTAGAAAATTACAATTAGCAAAATTATTTGCTGACATAGAATATTCAGAAGATTCAGAAATATCAGAGTCAGCTGCAGATGATGCAGCGAATGAAGCTGTTGGTTTAAGTAAGCCTGGCAACAATAGTGAGCGAGTAGAAATTTTAGAGATGCATGTAGATGCAGATGTTCCTGGCTTTGAAGATCCTACTGGAGTTAAACTTCCTTACATTGTTTACATGACTGCAGATCAAAAAGTTTTATCTATTAGAAGAAACTGGGACGTAGAAGATCCATTTAGAAAAAAGAAATTATATTTTACACATTACACTATGATACCTGGTTTAGGTTTTTATGGTTATGGTTATTTACATTTAATTGGTGGTTTAACAAAAACCGCAACTTCATCAATGCGCCAGCTTATTGACGCTGGAACATTCGCAAATTTACCAGGAGGATTCAAAGCTCACGGATTACGTGTCTTAGCACCCGATGAACCTATTGCCCCTGGTGAATGGCGTGAAGTAAATAGTCCGGCTGGTGATCTTGGAAAGTCTCTACAACCTTTGCCATTTAAAGAACCGTCAAGTACATTATTTAACCTAATGCAATATGTAACTAACGCCGCACGTGAGTTTGCAGATGCCACAGATAATGTGGTAGAATCTGGAAGCAATTACGGACCGGTCGGAACCACTATGGCTTTACTAGAACAGTCTAGTAAACTGTTTGCAGCGGTACATAAACGTATGCATGAAGCACAAACTAAAGATTTAAGAATTCTTGCAAGATTAGATCAAGAGTATTTACCAAATGTATATCCTTACGAAGTAGCAGGTGGGGCACAGCAAGTATTTAGTCAAGACTTTAATTTAAAAAGTATTGATGTAATACCTGTATCAGATCCTAATATGCCTACAGAGGCGCATCGTATTGCTAAAATAAATGCAATTATGTCTATAGCACAACAGAATCCAGGACAATACAACATGCAATTAATTAGTCAAGAATTATTTTCTGCTATGGGTGTTGAAGATCCTAAAAGATATTTAGCACAATCACAACCTCCGTTTACTGGAGACCCTATTACTGAGAACATGATGGCTATGAAAGGCACGCCTTTAAAAGCTAGAGTAGATCAAAATCATGATGCGCATATTATTGTACATGGAACTATGTTACAGAATCCAGCATATAATGAAAATAGACAGATGGCACAAATATTAATGGCACATATTCAAGAACATTTATCTATGAAGTATAGACAAGAAATGGCTCAGATGATTCCTGATCCACAAATGCAACAAATGATTATGTCTAGTCCTATGGAACAACAGCCTGGGCAACCTGGGCAACCTGGTCAAATGCCACCGCAACAACTTCCACCTGAATTAGAAAATCAAATAGCAATGATGTCAGCTGAAGCTTCAGATAAAGTATTACAACTTGATGAAGAAAAAGCTAAGATCATGGCAGGTGAAAAGAAAGATCCTCAAATTGAATTA